GCATAGCCGGTGTCGGCAAGCTGATCCTCAACTGGTCGCCGCTGGGGCTTTTCTACAAAGCGTTCAAAGGCGTACTGGGCTGGTTCGGTGTAGACCTGCCCGAGAGCTTCACCGGCTTCGGAAAGCAGATTCTGGACGGACTGGTGGGCGGCATCATGGGCGGCCTGAACAAGGTAAAAGAAACCATCACCGGCGCCGGCCAGAAAGCCATCGGCTGGTTCAAGGGCGTGCTGGGCATCAAGTCACCATCACGTGTGTTCATGGGTGCCGGGCGGGATACCCTGGAGGGCTACCGCCAGGGCCTGCAAAAACAGGAACCCAAGGCCCTGAAGCAAGTGGACAGTTTCGGCAAGCGCGTGCGCCAGGCGGGTGCGGGCATTGCCATCGGGGCAAGCGCCCTGCCGGCCGCGGCCGGTGATGTCCAGTTCGACAACCGCCCACCGGTAACCGGAGCGGCCGCCACGCAGCAGCAGCCAGCGGGCGACAGCATCACCATCAACGTTAATGCTGCCCAGGGCCAGAGCGCTCAGGAGATCGCCGCAGAGGTTCAACGCATCCTGGCAGAGCGTGACAGAGCCAAAGCCACCCGCGCCCGCAGCGCCCTGTATGACCGGGACTAACTGAGAGAGCTAAGCCATGATGATGACCCTGGGCATGTTCGTGTTCGAGGTAAAATCCCTGCCTTACCAGCAGCTGCAGCGCGCCAGCCAGTGGCGACACGCCAGCCAGTCCCGCGTAGGCCAGCGGCCGGGTTACCAGTACCTGGGGCCGGGGGAAGACACCATCAGCCTGTCGGGCACACTGTACCCGGAGCTCACCGGCGGCCGAGTTACGCTGGACGACGTCCGCATTATGGCGGATGAAGGCAAAGCATGGCCGCTGATTGAAGGCTCTGGCCGGGTGTACGGCTTCTGGGCCATCACCGGTGTGAGCGAAACCAGCTCCGTGTTCTTTGCCGACGGCGTACCCCGCAAGATTGACTTCAGCATAGACCTGGTACGGGTAGACGAAGACAACTTCCAGGCCTTCCGGGATCAAGCCGGTACCAGCCGCGATGCCGGCATCGGCCTTGGCCTGTACGCACCGCGCCGCAGCGGCGGCGGGATGATCGGCTGATGCAGCACCGAGCCCCCTCTTACCGCCTGGTGGTGAACGGCACCAACATAACCCCCACCGTGAACGGCCGCCTGATCGACATGACGCTGGATGAAACGCCAGGAGACGAGGCGGACACCCTGACGATAGCCATCAGCGACCACGACCACCTGGTGGATATCCCGCCGAAGGGCGCGGAAATAGAAATGGCCATGGGCTGGAAGGGCCAGACGCTGACCGAAAAAGGCGTGTTCATCGTGGACGAGGCCAGCTTCACAGGCCCGCCAAACCAGATAAGCATTACCGCCCGCAGCGCCGATATGCGCAACGATCTGCCAACCCGTAAAACCCGCTCGTGGCACGATCTTTCTCTGGGGGATATCGTCAGCGAGATCGCTGCCAGCAGCAGCCTGGAGCCAGTAATTTCACAGCGCCTGAGCGCCATCAGCATCGAGCACCTGGACCAGACCGACGAATCCGACCTCAACCTGTTAAGCCGCCTGGCAGAGAGGCACGACGCCATCAGTGCCGTAAAGGCCGGGCGGCTGCTGTTCAGCCCCAGGGGAGAGGCCCGCACAGCCAGTGGCAATGCCCTGCCCAAGATATCGGTAACCCCACAATCAGGTGATCAGTACAGCTACCGGGAGATAGACCGCGACAATTACACCGGCGTGGTGGCCTTCTGGGACAACCTGGAAGAAGGTCGGCAGGTGCAGGCCATGGCCGGTACCGACGAGCGCGTAAAGCGCCTACGCAGCACCTACCCCAACGAAGACGAAGCCCTGGCCGCCGCCAACGCGGAACTGCAGCGGCTGGCGCGGGGTGAAGCCGAATTCAGCCTAACCCTGGCCGTTGGCCGCCCCGACGTGGGCCCGGAATGGCGCATGAGCGTGAACGGCCTGAAGCCCCAGATCAACGGGCGTCAATGGGTTATAACCCGCGCCAGCCATAGCCTCAGCGACAGCGGCCTTATCACTTCCATCAACGCAGAAACCCTAACCCAATAGGAGTACCCCATGTTTTACGTCTGGTTCTGGCTGTTACTGATCGACCTGCCCCTGGCCATCCTCCGCGTGCTGGTGGCCATAATTGGCCCGGCAGTGGTGCTGGTCGCCCTACCGTTCGCAAGGCCTAAGGGTCACCACGGCAACCCGGAGTTCCCCGGCTGGGAAATGATGCGCCTGCCCCGGCTTTTCGCGCCCTGGGATAACCCGGACTACGGCACCCTGGGCAACCGCGCCTACGGCACCAGCAAAGCCTACAACCCGTTCTTCTACAAAAACCCCACCGGCTTCTGGAGCCAGTGGTACTGGCTGGCGATCCGCAACCCGGCCAACGGCCTGAGCAGGATGGCACTGTTCAGTTGCGTGCAGGGCGCTTGCGATTACGTGAGGCACGAAGGAAGACTGGTTGTCGACAACGGAAAGTACGGTCGCCAGGTCGTCTGGGCAAAGGATGGCTGGCGCTTGTTCACCGGCTTCTATGCCATGATGCCGTACTGCCCCTGGTTTGACTTTGAGTGCAGGATAGGTTTTAAGCTGTTGCCAGACGATCCGGAGCGGGAGCGGCCCGTGGGGATGACGTTCATCATCAACCCTTTCAAGCGAGCCGCTCGAAGATAGGGCTAGATCCTGCCGGGCTCCATCTGCAGGTTGATCACTCTTTTGGCGGCCGGGTCGTAGTCGCAGCGGTAGGTATAGTTCTGAAAGGCGCCATAGCGGTTAGAGAACTGAACCCGGTCACCGTAGAAGGTCAAAGTGCCAGCCTCCTTGTCCAACCACCCACGGCGGGTCAGCTTGGTGTCCGGGTAGGAGTCAGTCCACTTAACTTCATATTGCGCCTGGCGCTCGATTTCCCGCTCGCATCGGTTAGTAGCAGCTGCCCAGTGCTCCTCACCCCAACACTGTAGATCCTGCCGGCAGGCTTCCATTTCCGCCTTTTTAGCAGCGGCCTGGTCTTCTTCGCTTAACTTCGGGTTTTTAGTCGCAGGTTTCTCGGTCGGCTTATCGTCTGGTGAACACGCCACAATCGTAATCAACACCAGAACAACAATTCCGCCCAGTCCTGCCAGCATGTCCTTGCCACTAACACCGGGGCTTGATACGCCGCAGTTCGGGCATTTTTTGCCTTGGTGGATACCTCTGCCTTGCACTCTTTGCACTTCGTCATAGCCATGGTTACTGCTCCCTTCGTCAAATACTGCCGCCCCCGGCTTCAAGGGCGACTACTACTAAAACTTAAAAAACCCTACCATCTCGCCAGTAACACTGCCCAACAATCTCCACCTGGTTCATGTTCTCAGGGTGGATATGCTCAGGCTGATAAACCGGGTTGTCGCTGGATACCCGGAGAGTTCCGTCAGTCATCTTCTGCAGGCGCTTAATGCGCAGCGAGTCACCGATCCTTATGGCAAATACGCCGTCAGGCTTCTTCCTGGACCGATCAATAAGAACCGTGTCACCCGTGGTTAGAGTGCCGTCCATTGAATCACCGGTAACGCGAATCGCTACCAGGTTATGAACATGCAGGCATTCGCGTGTTAGCCAGTCCTTCCGAAACTTTAAATAGGTGCTTATCAGCTCCTGGTCAAAAATGGACCCAGGGCCTGCACTGGCCTCGATGTCGTACACCGGGATTTCGCTGTAGTCCTCATCGGCGGTGATCCCATAATTAGACGCGGCTACTGCCACTGACATTCCGGGTTCAGAACCAAAAATAAGCCAGTCCATGCTCCGTCCCGTCTTCACGCAAAAATTGACGCAGTACTCAATTGGAATAGATCCACGGTTTTTCCAGTTGTAGACCGCCTGCTTCGAAGCTCCAACAAACTCGCCGACAAGCCCGTCATTCCTGGCGCCGATAACCTCTCTCATTCTGTGAATAATCTGTTCACTATTTAAAAGTCTTTCGCTCATTCTGGATAACGATAGGAACTTTAAATTCCCGTTTTGTTTACATTCTTGCGCATTGGGGTCTATCATTCTGTGTAATACATCGTTACACAGAGAATACACCATGAAGGATTCAAAAAAACCCGGCTACAGCCACCGAGCACCGTCTGGCGTTCTAACTGCCAAGCCTATTGCTCTGCGCCTTCTACCGGAAGAGAGAGCAGGCCTTGAAAAAGCCGCTCTGGCAGAGGGGCGATCCATGGCGTCTCAATCTCGAATTTTTTTCCTCCAGGGCCTTGCCAGTTATCAGGAAAGCACCTCCAGCTGATTCCCGGAGTAACGGCCCGGTAACTGCATCGGCGCCAAGGAGCAATACATGACGGACATTGGCTACACCCAGCACACGCCGCCAAAAGCGGTACGCGAGCATAAGTTCAGCATCCGCCTGAGCACGGAAGACCACATCCGCCTTCTGTGGTGGGCTCGCAATCTGGGGTCTGACGGCACCCGCCGCCGTGCGGCCGCTGCGCGCCATGCCATCCAGCAGTTCCTGGAACAGGCCGGTGTTCCCTCTGCCGAAGAAATCCTGAAAGCCAGTCAAGTCCCCGGCCAGCGCCGCCGGGCCATTGATCGCTTCCTGGACGAAGAAGGCATTCCGGGCGGCGAAGAGCTGCGCCAGAGGTACGAGCGCCGAACGCTCTAATTTCGCAATGAATTAACGACGCCAGGGAGTTTTGGCTTTTAACAGCTTCCGTAGGGAATCCCCAGAGAATCCCTTAATCACCACCGAGGACTGAATGCACCAACAAACCAACACCGAAAAAGAGCTGATGGAGTGGTTCGACAGACAGGAAAGGGACACCAAGTGGCGCATCAACGCCTACGTAATCAGAGCAGGGCTGCCGATGGCAGAAGGGCTCCGGTTCCTGAAAACCATCGAGGATCGGAACAGCCGCATCCACCTGGTTCACCCAGGCACAAAACAACGGCACTAAGGGGCGCAGCAATCACCATGGCGAGCGACAGCGCACAGCAAGCGGAAAACCCGGCAACCATGAGCCGGCTGACCCGGAACTTCCTGCACCTGAACTGCCCATCCTGCGGGGAGGCGTGTTCCATTCAGTCCAGTCGCAGCATACAGGAGCGCGGATCGGACGCTCTGGTGCAGTGCCGGAACCTTGAGTGCGGCTACCGGGGGTCCGTTCAGGTCTCCTACGGCCCGGTGCTGGAAGCCAGGCACCCGACAATGCCGGAGGAAGGCCACCAGAAACTTCAGCCCGGCATTCGAAACAGCTTTCTTAGAATTCTCTGCCCGCACTGCCAGGGCGTGTGCCGTGTTCGCACCAGCGTGCAGATGATCCGGGCCCAGCGTCAGCTCTACGTGTTCTGCCAGGACGCAGACCATTGCGGGTACCGGGGCGTGGTGTTCATTACTCACACCGACCGCCTGTCACTGGACCCGGACGGCGGCCTGCGAGAGATACCGTTATCCCCGGAAGTCCGGGAGCAATGCCAGCAGGAAATGGAGCTGGCCTACGAGAAGTTCCAACCCAAGAAAAAGGAACCACAACGATGAACGCGATCGCACAAAACATGACCGACTCCGCCTATGCCCAGCTTCTGGCTCTGCGCAATGGCCACTACGACGCCCGCGAGTGTGTGGATATGACCATCGACAGCCTGATGGAGCAGTACCAATGCAGTCGGCGGCGGGCGGCACTGGTCACCACCAAGGCATGGGCGGATCTGGAAGCCACCGGCAAGCCGCCGGCCTACGTCGATGTCAGCCTCACTACCGGCAATACCGTGGTTATCCACGACGCCAGCGGCCGCACCAACATCTTTTCAGTGCACGAGCTCCTGCAGCTGCGGGACTCGCAGCACAACACCATCAATCGAATCAACGCCTGATCCGGAGCGCCCCGCATGCAAGACCAACTAAGGGCCGACATCCTTCTACGGCTCCAGAGTGACTACGAAGGCCTGGAGCGCGGCAAGTTCCTGCGCCGCCTGCGCTGCCACTCCTGTGGCAAGCGTGAAGCCTTCGTGGGCACCGACGAACCATGGATGGTGAAGTGCGGGCGTGAGAGCCGTTGCGGTGAACAGCACCACGTAAAGGAGCTGTTCCCGGATCTGTTCGACAGCTGGACAGAGCGCTACGCCAGAACCGACCTGAAGCAAGGCGAAAAGCCCACCGGTACCGAAGTGGCCGATGCGTATATGAAGCACGGCCGCGGCTTCGATCTGGCTGTGGTGAAGGGCTGGTACAACCAGGAAACCTACTGGGATTACGAGCGCAACATCAGCAGCGCCACCGTGCGCTTCCAGATCAACGACCGCGACCACTGGGAACGGCTGATCGACAAGCCCCACCGGTTCGGCAAAATGAAAGCCCACTTCAACCGGGGCGCCAACTTCAAAGGCCTGGCCTGGGCACCGCCCGGGCTGGATCTGTCCCAGGGCAAGGAGCTCTGGGTGGTGGAAGGCATCTTCGATGCGATCGCCCTGTACCACGCCGGCATACCCGCCGTGGCCGCGTTCAGCTGCAACAACTACCCGGATAAGTTCCTGGACACCCTGACAGCCACCCGGGAAAAAGCGGGCCAAGACATGCCCCGCATCATCTGGGCCATGGACGGTGACGAAGCCGGTGTTCGCTACATTGGCAAGTTTGCCAACATCGCCCGGTCACAGGGCCTGAAGGTAGGCGCTGCGGTTATCCCCCGGGAAGGCAAGTTCAAGCGTGACTGGAACGACGCCTGGCAGCGAGGCGAGCTGGTCAACGAACACGGCGAGCCGACCACCGACGAATTCCTTTACCAGGGCGACCTGGTCATTGCCCGCAGCGCTGGCGAGAAAGCCAACCGCATCTACACGCACACCAACCGGAAAGAATTCCCTTTCGGGTTCAACAACCGCCTGTTCTGGTTCAAGTTGAACATGGACGAATTCCACAAGGCGATGAGCGACCTGGAGGAAAGCGACGAGCCGCTGACGGACAAGCAGATCGTTACCCGGGCCCTGGAACAGTGCAACGCGGTCATCGAGATCGCCAACTGCTACCCCACCGCCCTGTATTACCTGGCCAACAAGATCACCGATGAAAGCTGGTACTACTACCGTGTGGATTTCCCGCACGACGGGCGGCCGGTTAAGAACACCTTCAGCGGCGGCCAGCTGGCCAGCGCCAGCGAATTCAAGAAGCGCCTGCTGGGCGTGGCGCCCGGTGCCGTGTGGACCGGTTCCAGCCATCAGCTGGACCGCCTGCTGAAGCAGCAAATCTCCGGCATTAAAACTGTCGAGACCATCGATTTCATCGGCTACAGCAAAGAGCACGAAACCTGGGTATTCCCGGAGCTGGCCGTTCACGCCGGGCAGATACACGAGCTGAACAACGAAGACTACTACGACATCGGCCGCATGAGCGTGAAAACGCTGTCGGAATCGGTAGCCCTGAACATCAATAAGAACTCCGCAGACTACCAGCGCGGCTGGGCTCAGGATCTGGCCAACTGTTTCGGCCCCAAGGGTGTGATCGCCCTGTCCTACTGGCTGGGCACGCTGTTCGCCGAGCAGATCCGCAAGGCACACAAAAGCTTTCCCTTCATCGAGATTGTGGGCGAAGCCGGCTCCGGTAAATCCACGTTGATCGAATTCCTGTGGAAGCTGGTAGGCCGGCAGGATTACGAAGGCTTCGACCCCAGCAAGGCCACCCTAGCCGCCCGGGCCCGGAACTTCGCCCAGGTGTCCAACCTGCCGGTTGTGCTGATTGAGTCCGACCGCGACCAGGACGGCGCCGGCGGAAAGCAGAAACAGTTCGACTGGGATGAGTTGAAAACCGCCTACAACGGCCGCAGCGTGCGCAGCCGTGGCCAGAAGAACGGCGGCAACGACACCTACGAACCGCCCTTCCGTGGCGCCATCGTGATCAGCCAGAACGCCCAGGTAAACGCCAGCGATGCCGTGCTGCAGCGCATCATGCACCTGAACGTCACCCGCGAAAACCACAACGAGACCACCAAGGCCCTGGCCGAGAAGCTGGAACGCACGCCCATGGAAAAGGTCAGCGGCTTCGTGCTGCAGGCCACCGCCGGCGAATCTAAGGTAATGCGCCTGGTGACTGAGCGCGCCCCCCAGTACGAAAAAGCCCTGGCCGAGATGCCCGACATCCGCATCCACCGGATTGCGAAAAACCACGGGCAGCTTCTGGCCCTGGTGGATTGCCTGGGGCCGGATGGCCTGAAGCTGCTGCCCGAATCCTACCTTGAGCCCGCGCGGGAGATGGTTCAGGAAATGGCCCTGGAGCGCCAAACGTCCGTGAATGCGGACCACCCGATGGTGCAGGAGTTCTGGGAAGCGGTTGACTACATCGAGGGTCTGAACAGCTACCCGGTGCTGAACCACTACGGTGACGAAGCCAAGCTGATCGCCGTCAACCTGAAGCACTTCGAGCATGTGTGTGCAGAAGAGAAGCTGCGCATACCACCGATGAGCGAGCTAAAGCGCCACCTGAAAACATCGCGCAGCCGCAAGTTCATCGAATCCAGCCGCACCGTCCGTTCCGTGATTCGCAGCCAGGGCAACAGTCTTGGCAGCGACAGCGTCCGGTGCTGGATCTTTGAGAAAGAGCTGTGAGGGAGGAAACCACCGTGGAACACACCTTCGACCAGGCCGCCGCCCTGCTGGACACCGGCCGCAACACACTGGCCCGCGAGCTTCGCAGGCTGAAGATGCTGGACAAACACAACATGCCCGCCGGACCGTTCCGCGGCAAAGGCATCTTCGTGGTGAAGACCGGCACCTATGAGCACCCAACCAGGGGTAAAACGCCCTACACCAAAACCCTGATCACCGACCGTGGCCTGAAACTGATCCGTTACCGGCTACCGCCAAATAAGGAAGCGCCCATGAACAACGAACCTGCAAATCAACCCACCGGCCGCGTGCACGACCTTGGAGAGCTGACCGTGATCAACGAAGACCACGGCCGCTGCCACCACCGCGTGGCCATGGTGGTGGTGTTCGATTCCCCCGAGCAGGCCCAGGCCTGCGTGAAAGCCGGATCCGTTCGCCTGGTCCCGGCCATGGACCTGAACCCAGACGCCACGGAGGCCCTGCGCCATGGCGGATAAAGCCGATATCGCCGGTGACTACATCGAGCAGTCCCTGGAGATGGCCCTGGAGAACCAGCGGAACCAGCCAAAGGGCACGAGTAACGATCCTTACTGCGAAGAGTGCGGTACCGAGATCCCCGCCAAACGGCGGGAAGCGCTGCCCGGCTGCGCCACCTGCGTGGATTGCCAGCAGCTGCTGGAAGTGAAGACGCGGAATTACCGATAAATACAGGCCGGAAAGGCCAGACGGAGAAGAATATGAATACGCTGACGCTAACCGAAGAACAGATGACCGACAACCTGCACCTGGCATTAGAGGAAATCTTCCTGCAGGGCATGATCCTGAACCGCAGAAAGATCGTTCAGGCACACTTTGATTTTCATGGGCACACCTCTACTGCTGATGTGCAGATCATGCCGGTGAACACGGTGTGGCGCGAGGGCTTCGAATTGCCAGAACCATTGGGCGGTCTGGATATCCGCCTGTATTTCTATGAGTTTATGGACCTGACGCAGATGCACGAGGACTACCGCGAGCGGATGGCCAGGCTGGAAACCTTCATCCGCTACCTGGATCACCTGATTACCATGAACAAACCCATCGAAGTCGAGCTGAAGGAGACTGCGGCATGAGCATCCAAGAAGCAACCAGGCAGGACTTCGAAGAAGGGCTTCGGGAAGACGGCATCCGGAAGCCAGTCCGCGCCCCACTCGGGGGCCTGATTGACAGGACGGAACAGCAGATGACCGCCCTGATCAACACCAGCGCCAGCGACTGCGCCATCAGCCTGAACAACGATGCCGAACGCGACCCGCCGGCACCATCCGAAAGGTACTGAGCGTGCTGCACCTGATGAATTTTCGCGGCATCGAGAAGAAGTCCCACCGGCAAGCCATGCTTCGCGCCGGCCGCAAAGCCCTGGCCGAAATCGGGGAGATTCCGCAATGAGCCAAAAGCGTAACAACCGCAGAAAGCAGCACAGCGCCCACGCCCGCGACCAGCGCCTGTTCTCCCAGTGCCGATTGTGGACCTGGGAGGGCATGATCAGCCCCGACGATAGCCAGCAATACACCACGGCAGAGAAGCGGACGCAGTTCGGCTGGATACCCATGGGCTACGACCTGGCCAGCCACTTACTGAAGTACCCGCGCAACTGGTCAGTTGGCGTTCGCGCCCTGTGCCAATCCGTGGATGGGGCCAAGTGGATGGAGAGCAGAACATTCGACCTGCCCAGCTACAACCTGCAGCAGATCCAGGGCGCCTATCACCAGCTCCGAGCGGACGTAATGTCCGCCCAGCGCACATCCCAGGTATTCGACGTGGGCTGGATCTGCCAGACCTGGCACGGTTCCAAGCCAGATGACGCCCTGGAACTCTGGCAATACCAGTACGCGCCGGAAGAAATAATCCGGCAGGTCACCAAAAACCAGAAAACCATCAACCGCATGAAAGGCCCGGGCTTCAGCCAGCAGCGTTACGACCGGTGGCAGCAGGTTAACCGGGAATACCTGGAAGACAGAAAGCGGGTTTCACTGGAGGGTTTATGACCGGCACCCAGAATAACGAATTGGCGAACAGGAAAATGGCTGACCTCAAAGGCGGCCACCTGGCCCGCTCGGCCGCCATGCTCTGCCAGGATCCAGCCTTCCAGCTGTACCTCGACCGGGCCCAGAGCGTAAAAGGCAACGTCGAAATTCCGGACGGTACCCACACCGAAGAAGATGCCCGGGACCTGATCACCACCGCATGCCAGATCAGCAGCCGGGCGGAACTGGACCATAACGTGCGGGCTGCCACCAAGTTCCGGCAGATCAAGGCACACTTTCAGCGCTGGAAAAGCCGGCACGTTCGGCGGGAGGCGGTAACCCAGTGAGACCGGTCTCAATACAGACCTTCATCGAGGTGGTTTATTGCGAAGACAACCAGCCGCCGTCGCTCGCCACCATTCGCAGGCGTTGCCCGGACATCCCGGGCGCGTTCCGCGACGGCCGGCGCTGGCGAATCGATCTGGATACCTACCTCGAAACCATGGAGCGGAGAATCAAAGGTATGCCGGAGAGCCCCCAGGAGCTAGGATTAATCCAAGATCTGGCAGAACAGTTGCAATGACATGGCCCCACCACGCAGAAAACCTGGCCAGGAGTGGCTTGAGCCACGTCACCGATATGCTTATCTCTATTATATTCAGCATCTTAAAGCCTCTCCCAGCAGAATCCCCCCGCTCACAAGCGCACATTCCCCGCCCCAGTAATCAATAACATACGTTAGCGTTGTCGACGTGCTGCCGCCGGTGACTGAGACCAAGACCAGGTATTGCCGCCCGCCACACACCATCGCCACGAAGCCAAGGATGGAGTCTTTCTGTTTATGAAAGTGTGGATATTCTGGAGTGATATACGCGTGTGCGGGCGTGCGTGCGGGGCGTGCTGGCTCAGAATGTTTGGGGGGTTCGGAAAAGTGTAACAAACGTAATAAGTGTAATAATTGTATCTATCTATCTGATATTCCTAGAATTAAGTTGTTACACTTTAGAAGATAAAAACGTAATGTTGTTACACTATCTAACTGTAACGGAATGCCTATAGGCACCCTAATAAAATCAACGATGTAACGTTTTCGTTACGTTTTATTACACTTTAGGTGTAACAGAAAAACCCTATATATATCAGCAGCATAAAAGCCAATATCCGGCCCTGTTACGTTGTTACACTTTTCCGAAGCCCCCCTACTTTCTCAGGCTCCCAGCAACCAACAATCAATGACTTACGTGCGTACCCTTGTTGGTTATCCGTGGGCCTTGAATAATCGCAGTACCAAGAGCCCGCAGGTGGGGTGGGGTG